CGCCCCACCACTGGCGCTGACTTGAATGAGACTTCTCTTGAGAATGCCGTCATTCAAATCGCAGGCTGGACGGATGAGCGTGGTTTGTTGATCGCAGCCAAGCCCAAGAAGTTGGTCGTTCCTCCTAATCTGATGTTCGTTGCTACTCGTCTGTTGGAAACCGAACTCCGTGTCGGCACCACTGACAACGATGTCAACGCATTGAAGAACAATGGTTCGATTCCAGAAGGTTACACCGTTAACCACTATCTGACCGACACCAACGCTTGGTTCTTGATGACTGACGTACCTAACGGTCTGAAGCACTTCATCCGTACCCCGCTGCAAAACAGCATGGACGGTGACTTCGACACTGGTAACGTTCGTTACAAGGCCCGTGAGCGTTACAGCTTCGGCGTGTCTGACCCTCTGGGCATCTTCGGATCACCCGGTTCGTCTTGATAAATCCCAGAACGGTAGAGGTGACTGGCCTGCCACTAGGGCTCCTTCGGGAGCCCTTTTTATTTGTTGCACACCAATAAAAACCGTGATATATTGCTTCTAAACCGGGAATCCCGGCGTATCAAACAGTCCCGGCTGACTGTCATGCAAGATTGATACGCTTTAACGCATGGAGAATTGATTATGGGTTTCGCTACTCACCTTGGCCCTTGGTTGTTGGGCACTGTTCGTAACACTACCGGCACCACTGTCGGCACGATTGAAAACTGCGGTGCAACCGTTGTTTCTCAAACCTTCAAAAAAGATTACACCGGTCAGGCTGCTTCAGCTACCACCGACACCATCTGTGTCCTGCCTGCTGGCGCACAGATTATTGACATACTGATTGACACCACTGTTGCGTTTACCGGCTCAACCGCCGCCAACGTCAGCATTGGTGATGGCACAACCGCAGCCTTGTACTGGGCTGCCACTGATGTGACCGCTGCTGGCCGCGCTGCCATCAGCAACGCAGCCGCCAAATTGGGTGCATGGTGCGGTGTTACATCTACGGCTTCTCCTAACGGCATTGGCATTGGCCCCACCGATGTGAAAATTGTTGCCACCATGACTCCTACTGTGGCCGCTGTTACTGCTGGTACTGTTCAATATACCATCGTGTATGTGGTTGCCAACTCAAACGGTTCGCAGTTCCCAGCATCCGCTTAATTGATCCAGGGGGCTTCGGCCCCCGCTTTTCAGGAGATTGATTATGGGAATGCAAACAGACGTTAAAGCAGGACACCTCAACAACTCGGGTTTTGTTGTTCTGGGGCGAAACCGCCTCAAAGCTGTTTCTATGGTTGGCACAGCCACGGCTGGAACGCTGGACATCTTTGACACCACCACAGCACCTGTATCGGCTACATACGCAAGGACTGCGTCTGTTATCACCGTTACAAAGGTAGCCCACGGTTTGGTTACTGGAGATGTGGTTGGGCTTGCGTTTGCAACAGCAAGCGGTTCATCTGGCACAAACGGTAATTACTCCATCACGCGCACAGGCGCGGACACGTTTACAGTCACAGACATAAACTCTGGGACTATTGCGGGTGGAACGGCGGCCACATACGCATCACTGTGGATTGCCAGCTATGACACTGGCGCATCTGACTTGTTTGGCAATTTTGCGTTGATCCCAGGAGAGGGGATACTGGTTAAAAACGGTATCTACTTGAACATAAGCAACCTTACTTCTGCCAACGTGTACTATGGCTAAGAAAACCCCATCCCTTGCGGTAGGTCGCGGTGAGAAGCTGCCGGTCTCTAAGGGGGCGGGGCTGACTGCCAAAGGCCGAGCCAAGTACAACGCAGCCACAGGGTCAAACCTTAAAGCGCCACAGCCACAAGGCGGTGCACGTAAGAAGTCATTCTGTGCCCGTATGTCTGGTATGCCCGGCCCGATGAAAGACGAAAAAGGCAAGCCTACCCGTAAGGCTGCTTCACTAGCTAGATGGAAATGTTGAGGTAAATATGCCAAAAGGAATGCGTAATCCAATAGAAGAGTATCGGCTTGGGTCAGAAGGCGGCGGTACAGGTGGTATGGGCGGTGGTGGTGGCGGACGTATGAGCATGTCAGCTATTGCGGATAAAAGTGCAGCTAAAAATAAAACAAATATGGCAGACGAGATGATTGCTGCCGACAAAAAACTCAGCATGAAGCGCGAGTTAGAAATTGCAAAAGCTAAACCTGAACGCCAAAAAGCGGAGAAAGACGCTACGATAAGCACAGATGGCGGGGTTAAAACTACGCGCTACCCGTATGTTGGCGCTAATGAGTACAAAAAAGGCGGAGCAGTATCTGCTTCCAAACGTGCAGACGGCATTGCCCAGCGCGGTAAAACTCGCGGAAAGATGTGCTGATATGACCTCACCAGAAATACAAACTGCAAGAGAACTTGCCACACACGCGGCGGACATTAGCCATCTCCAAGAAGACATGGACAGAATGGCTAAAGATATGGCGGAGATCAAAGTTACGCTTAATAGCATCAACACTACACTTGCGGAAGCCAAAGGCGGCTGGAAAGTGCTCATGATGTTTGGAGGTGCAGGTGGCGTAGTAGGCGCAATGCTGACCCAGATTATTCACGCAATCCCAGCGGGAAAATGATGCCGTCAACGAGTAAAAAACAGCACAATTTCATGGCCGCGATAGCCCACTCGCCATCGTTTGCTAAGAAAGTAGGAGTCCCACAGTCCGTGGGAAAGGACTTTAACGAGGCCGATAAAGGCCGTAAATTTTCAAAAGGTGGTGATACTATGGCTTCTAAAATGAACCCCGGCTTCATGGCAATGATGGCTAAGAAAAAAGACGGCGCTAAGGGCGCTAAGGGCAGCATGCCTGCTGCCTTAGCAAAACACGCAGCTAAACCCGCTTCTAAAGCGCATGCTGGTTTAAAAGGTGGTGGCTACGTCAAAGCGGCTGACGGTGTTGCCCAGCGCGGTAAAACCAAAGGCATGCAAGTTACCATGAAAAACGGCGGCAAGTGCTAATACCATGATGTCTAGTCGCGGCATGGGGGACATCGCCCCCTCCAAGATGCCCAAGGGAACTAAAAAAGCCCGTCGGGATAACACTGACTTCACGCAATACGCTGAAGGCGGTAAGGTTAACGCTGCGGGTAACTACACAAAGCCTAGTCTTCGCAAGAAGATCGTGAGCCAAGTCATGTCTGCGGCAACGCAAGGAACCGGCGCTGGGAAGTGGTCAGCACGTAAAGCACAGCTTGTCGCTAAGAAGTACAAAGCCGCAGGCGGCGGGTACAAGGACTAACATGAAAGCCCCACAGAAATCGCTCAAGGATTGGGGTGACCAAAAATGGAGAACCAAAAGTGGTAAAAAATCTTCTGACACAGGTGAAAGGTACTTACCAAGCGCTGCGATTAAAAGTCTTAGCCCTAGTGAGTATGCTGCAACAACGCGTGCGAAGCGTGCTGGCAAAAAAGCCGGAAAACAATTCGTAGCACAGCCAAAAGCAATTGCAAAGAAAACAGCGGGATTTAGATAATGGCAATCTCAGGAACCACAGCGTTTAACCTAGACCTCACCGAACTGGTGGAGGAGGCTTTCGAGCGTGCTGGTTCCGAGTTGCGCACAGGTTATGACCTGAAGACAGCCCGCCGCTCCCTTAACTTACTGTTTGCTGACTGGGCCAATCGCGGCATCAACATGTGGACGTTCGAGCAGGGCACGATTAACTTGGCTCCGGGGCAAGCCACTTACGCACTTCCTTCAGATACCGTGGACCTTTTGGAGCATGTCATCCGCACAGGGGCCGGGAGCGCGTCTACACAGGCCGATTTGAGCATTACGCGCATTAGTGTGTCTACCTATGCCACGATCCCAAATAAGCTGCAGCAAGCCCGTCCAATCCAGTTGTGGATGCAGCGCCTTGACAGCGAGCGCTCAGCGATCGGCACAGTTCAGACAAGCGCAATTTCTGCGACAGATACAACAATCCCAGTGGCTTCAGTGCTTGGGCTTCCCACTACAGGGTTTGTAATAATTGAGTCCGAGATCATCTACTACGGCTCCATTAGCGGCAACCAACTCCTGTACTGCTCACGCGGGCAGGCAAGCACAACTGCGGCATCGCACATCAGCGGAAGCCCCGTATACGCACAGAACTTACCGTCTGTGACGGTTTGGCCTACCCCAGACAACAGCACGACATACCAACTGGTCTACTGGCGCATGCGCCGTATTGACGATGCAGGCGGTGGTGTGAACACAATGGACGTGCCGTTCCGGTTCTTGCCGTGTATGGTCGCGGGGCTGGCGTACTATTTAGCGATGAAGGTCCCCAATGGGGCGCAGCGGTTAGACATTTTGAAATCACAGTATGACGAGGCTTGGGAGTTTGCGTCTACCGAAGACAGAGAAACAGCGTCCTCGCGGTTCGTGCCGCGCCAAATGTTTATCTAAAAATGGCAAACATGTTCTCATCGGGCAAGCACTCGATCGCCATGTGCGATCGTTGCGGAGCGCAGTTCAAGCTGACCGAGCTAAGGAAAGAGATTAAGAAGACGAAGATATACAACTTGTTGGTCTGTGCAAGTTGCTGGGACCCTGACCAGCCCCAGTTGCAGTTGGGTATGTACCCAGTAGAAGACCCGCAAGCAGTGCGTAACCCGCGTAGGGATACCACATATGTTACTTCGGGCCCGATGTCAGATGGGTTCCTTAGTGGTGGTTCTAGGAACATCCAGTGGGGGTGGAACCCTGTTGGTGGAGCAAGTTTTTTTGACGTTGCGTTGACACCGAATTACTTGGTTGCGACGACAAATGTTGGTATAGTTACAGTAAGCGTTTCATAGGAGTTAATCATGGCATATACAAAAGCTGCAGACGGTGTAGCCTCTAAAGGCAAAACCCAAGGTAAAAATCTTGGCGATAGCGGCCCTTCCGTTGGTATTCAACACGGCGGCAAAGGCAGCAAGGGCGGCAAGACCAATGAAGAAATGCTCAAGCTAGGCCGTGGCCTTGCTAAAGTAGCTAACCAAAAGCGAGGCTAATCATGGCAAACTTTAGTAAAAAAATCAGGGGCAAAGAAATTGGCGATGCCAGCGTCTATGCGCAACCGCACACTATGGCGGGCAAACCTTTTGTAATTTCCGATAATCCCGGAAAAACACCAAACCGTAGCAAGCTGGACACCTACGATGTAAGCATCGGCGGCATCAGTAAGTCTGCAGGCAACGAGCCAACTAAGACTGACGGAATTAAAATCCGTGGAACTGGTGCAGCTACTAAAGGTGTAATGGCCCGGGGCCCAATGGCATGAACTACGCTGCTCTAGTGATTGCTATCTCTGATTACACGGAGAATACTTTCCCAACTGCGGATATGAACACGTTCATTCAGCAGGCAGAGCAGCGCATTTACAACACCATTCAGTTCCCTTCAATACGTAAGAACGTAACGGGTATTTTGACGACCAACAACAAGTACCTGTCTTGCCCCAATGATTTCCTTTCGCCTTACTCGTTAGCGGTGATTGAGGGCTACGGCACTGCTGCGGAGACGTACCACTACTTGCTAAACAAGGATGTCAACTTCATTCGTGAAGCGTACCCAACCCCTGCGGATACAGCCTTACCTAAGTACTACGCTTTGTTTGGCCCAACAACTACATCTGGACCGCCTTCAGTACCAACCAACGAGTTGTCGTTTATTCTTGGCCCAACGCCAGATGCACAGTACTACGCAGAACTTCACTACTATTACTATCCTGAGTCCATCACCACTGCAACAACCACTTGGCTAGGTGATAATTTTGACTCTGTGCTGTTGTATGGAAGTCTAGTTGAAGCGATCACCTATATGAAGGGTGAGGCTGACATGGTTGCTCTTTACGATGGGAAGTACAAGGAAGCGTTAATGCTGGCTAAACGTCTTGGCGATGGCCTTGAGCGCAGCGATGCGTATCGTAGTGGTCAGTACCGTATGGCCCCGTTGCCCCAGAATAATGGTGTAGTGTAATGATCGTCCAAACCCAGACAACTTCGTTTAAAGCAGAGGTGTACCAAGCGGTACACAATCTGTTAACGGACACAATCAAGATTGCCCTTTACACGTCAAACGCTAACCTTGATGAGACTACCACGGTATATACCACCCTTAGTGAAGTTGTAGCGTCAGGCTATACAGCAGGTGGCGAGGTCATGACCGGGGTAGCACTTAATACTTCTGGGTACACGGTCTACGTTAACTGGGCTAATGTGTCTTGGTCAACAGCAGTGACAGCACGGTGTGCCTTGATTTACAATGCCAGCAAGAGTAATAAGTCCATTGCGGTGTTGGATTTTGGGTCAGATAAGACATCTACCACCACGTTTACCATCACAATGCCAGCCAATACAGCCACTTCAGCGTTAATTCGCAGTTCTAACTAGGAGTTTGATATGTCCAACGAAAAAGCACACGGTCTAGACGCAGTAGCAAGCGCATTGACGCAAGCCAACAGCACCGGGGATTCGGCAACTGCCAAAGGTGTTTACACCATGCAGTGTTTTGACGCAGACGGTAATCTAAAGTGGGAAGCACGTTGCCCTAACCTAGTGGTAAACGTCGGCCTGCAAGATATGAACGCTCAATACTTCAAAGGCTCTGCGTACACCGCTGCTTGGTATATTGGACTGTACGGTGCTGCAGCTTCTAACAGCCCTGCTGCTGGAGACACAATGGCATCTCATGCTGGTTGGACTGAAATCGTTCCTTACAGCAATGCTACACGCCCTGCGGCTACTTTTGGAACAGCTACTACGGCTAACCCATCGGTACAGACCAACTCTGCTTCTCCAGCATCGTTCACCATTGATGCCACAGCAACTGTTGGCGGTGCGTTCTTGGTTAGCAATAGCACTAAGTCTGGCAGCACAGGTGTTCTGTTCTCCGCCTCTGACTTTACAGCCCCCGGAGACCGTTCGGTGGCTTCTGGCGATACCCTCAATGTCACATACACATTCAGCTTGGCTGGCTAAGGATTTAACATGGCACAGTTTAAAAAAGGCGATACCGTCCAATTAAAGGCAGTGGTTCCTCAAGGCCCTGTCATGGCTATGCGTATGGATGACGATGGCAACGTGCAGTACCTAATTGGCTGGACTGTTGATGATGAGCCACAACAACGCTGGTTTGATGAAGCACAGCTAGAAGCGGTGTAGCCCCTCGGGGTTTGACGCATGTTTGGCTACGCCACCTTTGCTCAGGCTCCCTTTGCCACACTTGGGCAAGCCCCAACTACCTATGCGTCTAGCATTGAAGAGACAGCCACGGGGACGGATGTAGCAGCGGCTATACAACTTTTTGTATCTTTTCTGGCAGAAACAGCAACAGGTACAGAGACAATAAGTTCAGCGCAGACGTTTGAGACAGCGGTTACAGAAGCAGGTACAGGCTCAGAGACAGTAAGTTCAACGCAGACATTTGTTACCGGAATATCAGAGACAGGAACCGTAACCGATGTTGACTTAGTAGCCGGAAGCACGTTTACACCTAGTTTGGCAGAGTCTGCGACCGTAACAGACAGTGATTCGGCAGTGCAGGTGTATGTGGCAGCCTTGACGGAAACAGGAACAATTACAGACGCGGCTTCAGCGGCACAGACGTTTATTACCGCCGTGGTAGAGGCGGCTACGGGAACACAGACAGACTCCGCAGCGCAGACATTTGAGACAGCCGTTACAGAGACCGGGACAGTGACTGACGCAGATGCAGCATGGCAGGCGTTCTTTACCTCGATAACCGAGTCTGCTTCGGGGCTGGATGCGTTGGCTACATCGTTCGTGTTCTTTGGGACTGCAGCAGAAACAGCGACCGGTACGGATGCAAGTTTTGGACAGTTAGGGGCTGTGGCGTTTATAAGTGAGACCGGGGCAGTCACAGACTTAGATTCAACAAAACAAACATTTGTCACCACCGTTTTGGAAGGTTTGACGGGTACAGATGCCTTTATAGCTTCTGCGGTGTTCATTGCTGCGCTCCAAGAGGCGGCTACTGGCTCAGATTCGTTCTCAGTGCGGTTACTATGGGAAGTTATCAATGACAGCCAGACCGTAAGCTGGCAAAATATAGGTAGCGCACAGACCCCCGGATGGGGTGTGATTAACGACGCGCAGACTACCAATTGGGTAGTCATCAATACGCAAGGATAAAAAATGGCACTAGTACTGGCAGACCGGGTAAAGGAGACCACCACAACCACGGGCACAGGTACGCTTACATTGCTGGGTGCATCCATTGGGTTCCAGTCCTTTGCAGCCGTCGGTAATGGGAACACTACCTATTACACTATTTCATCCAACGGCGGGGCTGAGTTTGAAGTGGGTATTGGTACGTACACATCCTCTGGAACAACGCTTTCTCGTACTACGGTGCTGACTTCCAGCAATTCTGGTAGCTTGGTTAACCTGTCCGCAGGCACTAAAGATGTTTTTGTAACGTACCCAGCAAGCAAATCCACTTACGAGACAGCAGGCCAAGAGATATACGCTGGAGCAGACGGCTCCATCTACCTGAACGCAATCACAATCACCAAAGACACCGCCGTACCCGCAAACTACAACGGGATGAGTGCTGGGCCTATAACCGTAGCAAGTGGAATTACGGTAACTGTTGCAACTGGAAGCGTCTGGACAGTCGTATGACCTACCCAAAGCCGTTATTTTTTAATACAATAGCTACATACCCGTAAGGATTTGAGATGACCACATCAGCAACCTCGCTCTTAGGATTGGCCCTCCCGGTCGATGGGGAGCTATACGGCACTTGGGGCGATACAGTCAACGACTCTATTACCTCACTACTAGACACGGCTGTAGCAGGCACGACTACACTCAGCGCGGACTCTGACGTAACTTTAAGCACCACGACCCTAGCGTCGAACCAAGCGCGTCAGGCAATCATTCTGTGGACTGCAGGCGGTACAGCCACTCGGACCATTACAGCCCCGGCACAGTCTAAGCCGTACATCGTAATCAACAAGACTTCCAGCACACAGAGCATCAAACTCGTAGGCGCTGGACCTACCACGGGGATTACCTTGGTTGCTGGCGAGAAGTGCGTAGCAGCTTGGAACGGGGTGGACTTCGTTAAGGTTGCATCCTCTGCAGCGTCAAACATAACAGGTGTTCTTCCAATTGCCAACGGCGGTACAAACGCATCTACCGCAGCGGCGGCGCTAACGTCTTTGGGCGTAAACACCGCTACCACAGGCTCCAACGTCATTGCTTCTGGGACGACTGCACAGCGGGACGCAGCCCCGGTCTTTGGCTTACAAAGGGCAAACACCTCAACAAGCTCAATGGAGTTTTACAACGGATCAGCTTGGGTTGGTCTTGGCGGCGCATCAGGCGGCACTGGGAATGGTATTCTGTACGAGAACGACATCACCGTAACGGCGAACTACACCATCACTACCAGCAGAAACGCCATGAGCGCCGGACCCCTGACGATAAATGACGGAATCACAGTAACCGTACCGTCTGGCTCGGTCTGGACAATTTTGTAAGGAACAAACATGACAATCACAATTAACGGAACAGGAACCATTACAGGCATTACCGCTGGTGGGCTTCCTGATGCCATCATTACTCAGCCTGAATTGGCTACTGATGTGGCAGGTACTGGCCCTGCGTTTAGTGCATACCTAAATTCTACACAATCGTTTACTGGTGGTGTTTGGACAAAAGTTCAACTTAACGCCGAAGAATGGGACACTAACAGTAATTTTGATTCATCTACTAACTATCGTTTTACTCCAACAGTGGCTGGATATTATCAAGTTAACTGTCAAGCACAACCTGTTAGTACTTTTTCTGGTGCTAATTTAGTATCAATTTATAAAAACGGGTCGCAATATAAAAGTGCGTATTTGAGTACATTCGGAATACCTACTTTATCAGCAATGGTTTATTTAAACGGCTCTACAGATTACATTGAGTTATACACAAACCTTGGGACATCTCAAAGCATGACCGCTAGTAGCGTAACTGTCTATATGTCTGGTTTTTTAGCTAGGGCAGCATAATGACAATTTACGAAAAAATCAAAGCACTTTACCCAGAACTCACAGATCGTGATTTTTTGACTGTAATCACGCTTCAGAACGATAGCGATGGCAAAGGCGACTACATAGCCAAGTGGGAACACCCTACCTATGCACGACCAACACAGGAGCAATTAAATGGGAGTTAAACTCGCAGCGGCAAGCGGTGGAAGCATCGAACTTGTCCCAACAAACACAGCAAGCGCATTTACGGTGACAGTACCTGCGGTGACAGCAACTATGCTGACAACAGCTACGGCTGGTACTGTTTTGCAGGTTGTAAGCACAACTAAAACAAATTCTTTTTCTACGTTAGGTGTTGGTACTTTTGTGGATATTACTGGTTTATCCGTATCCATAACACCAACAAGTGCAACAAGCAAAATATTAGTTCAAGTTGTAGTTGCTGCTGGAATTGCTCTTGGTAATGTTTTGTTTAATTTAGTCAGAGGCTCAACAAATATTGCACAAAGCACTAGCGGCACTGACAACGAAACAGTTGCAGCTAACCAAGGTGGCGCATATGGTATGCAAACACTGCCGATTACATTTTTAGATTCGCCTGCAACTACTTCTGCAACTACTTACAAATTACAAGTAAACCCAGCAAGTCAAACGGTATATATCAATGTTAGAGCAACAGACCAATATTACGGTGGTGTTAGCACAATAACTGTTATGGAGATTGCAGCATGAACCACAAAGCAATTTACGCACTTTATCCGCAGGTTGTCACTGTTGATGATGGTACTGGTGCATTTGACAAAGACGGAAACCAAGTCACTGTTGATATGGCTGCTGTCAATGCTTGGGTTGACCCTAACGCATACAAAGACAAACGTGCCAAAGCATACCCATCAATTGCAGACCAACTTGATTTGCTATATCACGGTGGCATGGGCACTTGGAAGGCAGCAATCACAGCGGTAAAAGAGGAGTTTCCAAAATGACCACATCAATAGGCGGCACAACAACTTTATTGGCAAAACGCTTTAATGAAGCATTTGACTACAACGATGGAAAGCTGTACTGGAAAATCAACACCAACAAATCAAAAAACTTAATTGGAAAAGTGGCTGGTTGTAAAAATAGCGGTGAGTATGGTGTTGTTAATCTTGATTGCAAATCTTACAGCATCCACAAAGTTGTCTACTGTATGTTTCATGCAGAAATGCCTATTGTTGTAGACCACATTAACGGCATCTATGGCGACCACAGAATTGAAAACCTACGTGCGGCTGACCATACTACCAACAACTACAACAAGGGCTTCCAAAAGAACAATACATCTGGCGTAAAAGGCTTGACATGGAGCAAGCAAGCGAAAATGTGGCACGGTTCAATCTCTTACAAACGCAAAGTAAAAAGCCTTGGTTATTTCAAAGACAAGGAAGACGGAGCAGAATTTGTGTCACTTGCTAGGGATATGCTTCATGGTAGTTTTGCAAATCACGGAGTTTTTAAATGACAACCTCGTTTAACGGTACGACAGGAATTACGTTTCCTGATGCTTCAACGCAATCCAATTCCCAAGTTGGAATGAAAAACAGAATCATTGACGGTGGTTTTACTATTAACCAGCGGGGATATGTTTCAGGCACTTCATTGCCTTCAGGTACTTATGGGCATGACCGCTGGAAGGGCGGAGCATCCGCAGGTACTTACACATTTACCCAAGGCGCATAGTTGTTGGAAATTTCACAGTAATAGCAGCATTTGATGCTGATGAAGCCATACCATTTCCAAAACACGCATACACACCAGTAGTTGCGGTCATC